AAGGTCCCGTCGCGGTTATCTGCTCCTCGCTCGGGCTGCCAGTGGCCTGGCCGAACATCGCGTTCACTCCCCCCGATAATGCGCCTTACGGGCGTGTTTACGTTCTGCCGGCGCAAACTGTGGGGCAGGATCTGGAAGGCCAGTTGCGTACGTACCAGGGCATTCTTCAGCTCAACATCATCGCTCCTGCTGGTAGTGGCGTGAATCAGGCCAGAGGGTTGGCTAAGTCTGTCGCTGACGCCTTTCCGGAAGGACTGCCGCTGGTGGAAGGTGACCTGACGGTTTACATAAACGGACCGCCGCAGGTGCGCCAGCCGATTCAGGACCGAACGGCGAGCCATAACGGTTCTAGCGGCTCCATCACTTTCACAACTCCCGTCAGCATGCAGTACCGCGCTGATTACTGACCCGCCGTCTGGCGGGTTTTTTATTACCTAAATTCAGGAGAGTGCTATGGCATTCGCAATCCCTAACGGCTCGCGTGTGAGCGTGGCCAAAGCCTATCAGGCTCCAATCACCTTCACTGCAGCCTCCAACGCGACGGAATGCGAACTGACCGTTGCATCCGCCGCAGGCATCCTGGCGGGCGACGTTGTGCAGGTGAATTCCGGCTGGCTGAAGCTCGATAATATGGTGCTGCGCGTGAAATCTGCCACCGGCGCCAAAATCGTGTTGGAAGCGTTTGATACCACCGACACAAAGAAATTCCCGGCGGGCACCGGCGCGGGTACGCTGCGCAAAGTCGATTCATGGATTACCATGCCGCAGGTCATGACGCTATCCACTGAGGGCGGTGACCAGCAGACCATCAGCGTGCAGTTTCTGGAAGATGATAAGGCACGTACCATCCCGACGTTTAAAAACGCCGTGGTGCAGGTCTACACCTTCGCGCACGACCCGATGCTGGCGATCTACAAGCGCCTGATTGACCTGGACGACTCCAGCGACACCACGGCGGTCTGGTTCCACAACCCGCGCGGCAAAGCGGATCGTTACTATTCCGCCAAGGTGTCCTTCCAGCGCGTGCCGCGTACCGAAATCAACGCCGTTGAGAGCAACGAAGCGCGTATGAACTTCGAATCGGATATGCAGATTTACCCGATCGCTGATTCATCCGTGCTGCCGCTGGCATTCCTGACTGACCTGCCAGCCACCAAAGCTCTTGCGGTTGGCGCTGCGCTGGATCTGGCTGTGGTTATGCAGGGTGGTTCCGCGCCGTACACCTATGTGTGGAAGAAAGGCAGCACCGCTCAGCCTGGTAAGACCGCCTCAACGTTTAACGTTCCGTCGGTCGCATCCAGCGATGCTGGCGTCTACACCTGCGAAGTCACCGACGCCGCGGGCAAGACCCTCACCTCAGCTGCTTGCACCGTCACTGTCAGCTAACCAACCTGGCCCGGCGCGCCGGGCTTTATTTTGCGCATCGCACGCGCACATCAAAGAAAGTCTTTCAGCTGTGAGCCTGGGTAAACCGATTACTTTCGGCGGCTTTGCCGTGCGACAGGCTCACGCCTAAAAGGAAATATCACATGCAATTAGGCAGAAAATCGAAAAACGGCCTGAGAGCCTTCCTTCGCAGTGACTCAATCGTTGTTGCCGATAAAAAGGGCAAGCCCAGATTGGTTATGGGTGTTGTTAACGAAGACGACAATGGGTTGCGCAGCGGCAAACCATCATCTTTTAACAAATTAGGTCGCGCCTAAAAGGAAATGATCATGCCCGAAGCTTTAAGCATCTCTCATGTAAAAACCACTCCCAGGCCTTTTGGGGTAAACGTCGAATGGAAGTGGCCGGTCGACTGCGCGGCGCTCGAAATGCAATGCCTCCATGAAGATGGTCGACTGATGAAAGAGCGCATCTGCTGGCCTGCTGTCAGCTACTTGATTCCTGGCCTCAAAGCTGGTGAGCGATTACAGGTGCGTCTGCGTCCAATTGCAGCGGATGGTTCAGTGCGAGAATGGCGAGCCAGTGACTGGATCGAAGGGGTATCTTCTGTCGATGCCGGAGAAATGATTGAGGCGCTGACGGAAGAGATCCGTAACAGTCGCACACTTAATGACCTTAATTATGGCTGGTTTATCGCTAAATCCGGTCAGATGTTCATCAACAATGCGGCGATCGGCGATGGCATCCTGTCTGCGAACTACAAAGTGAAGGTGGGCGTGGACTGCGGCGAAAAACAATATACAGCCGGCATGGTCATCGGCGCTGAGGGTGAGCAATGCAAGGTAGAGTTTAAAGCCGATCGCTTTAAGGTGCATGAAGCTGCTTCATCCATCATCGAAAACGCCGAGGTAACCAACATGAAAACGAAGGCCATGCTCTGCGATGAAATGAAGCAGGCCGTGATTGATGCCGTGCGCGAAAGCGATTTGTACGCATCCCTCCAGGCAAATATTGATGCGCAAACAGCCTCACTCACCGGTCTGCAACAAGCGATGCATGAAGCGGTAACCGAAGCTATCAAAAACGCGTTGAAGCCCGGCGGTTTAATCTGGAATAACCTTCGTGGCCGGTAAGGAGATAACTCATGCAGGTCACCATTGACGGTGTTGAGTATGTTCCCGCCAGCCACCGCTAATCCAATCCTTTCTGTTCTTTACTTTCAACATTAATCAGCCTGAATGGGCTATGCGAGGTTTAAATGGCTAAGAATTATTATCAGGACGGCAACACTATGGACTGGCATAACGGCACGACGAAAGCCGTCGCATCGGGCCAGCCTGTGATCGTAGGCGATATCACTGGTATTGCTCAGCATGATATCCCCGTAGATGGCCAGGGCGTTCTCATGATGACGGGCGTATTCACCCTGCCCAAAGTTGCGGCGGAGACATGGCAGCGCGGAGCGCGTATCTGGTTGACTACTGACGGGAAGCTCACGTCTCAGGAGCAGGACAGCAGCAGTAACGCTAACGCCTTTGCCGGGACAGCCTGGGTCACCACCAACCCGAACGACCCTGAAGGCCGTGTCCGTCTCGGTTTCTGACCATGCAGGCCTTCGCGTTGGCGGCTGCATGGCTGATAGCCCCTCACCCGATTAAAGTAAATGATAATTATTATCATTTTGGTGGGTCCTCCCGGAGGGGGTCTTATCCACGAGGCGGCGGGCACGCGGAAAACGGCTAGTTTTCGTGATCTAAGGTCATCATCATCATGTGCATAACTGTATGATTTTTATTAGTGCCGTTTTGCAATGATGTCGAATCGTTCAAAAAGTGTTCACCATCATGGACCAGGAAATCGCTTCCCTGAAGCTCAACATCAATCAGCTCGCCGGGATCACTAATGTGCATCGCCAGACGGTAGCCGCCAGGCTGAAAAACGTCGACCCGGCCCCCGGCAGCAACAGCAAACTTAAACTGTACCTGGTAACTGATGTTCTGACGGAGTTGATGGTGCCAACGGTATCTGCCAGCACCGAGGAAATGCCACCTTCTGACCGCCTGGCGCACTGGAAAGCCGAGAACGAACGGATCAAGTTCGAACAGGAGACGGGGCAGCTTATTCCGGCAGAGCAGGTCGCCCGGGAGTTTGCTGTCATGTCAAAGGCCGTGGTTCAGGTTCTTGAAACGTTACCCGACATCCTCGAACGTGACTGCGCATTATCGCCCGCAGCAGTCGCCCGCGTGCAGAGTGTTATTGATGATCTACGCGACCAGATAGCCCAGCGCGTTCTGGACGCCGAACCGGAGGAGGACCAGCCTGAGGAGGACTGATGGCGAAGCGGGCATCCGCAAGGGGTATCCGCAGGGATATGCCTGGTATTCTTCGTGCACCGCGACGCATGCTGGTGGCCGAGGCGGTCAGTAAATATATGCGCGTGCCGATGGGTGCGGGTAACTCGGTTCCATGGGACCCGAACCTTGCGCCCTACGTTATCGAGCCAATGAACTGCCTCGCATCGCGTGAATATGATGCGGTCGTTTTTGTGGGTCCGGCGCGAACAGGCAAAACCATTGGCCTGATTGATGGCTGGGTGGTCTACAACGTGGTGTGCGATCCCTCCGATATGCTGATCATACAGATGACGGAAGAGAAGGCGCGCGAACACTCGAAAAAGCGTCTTGACCGTACATTTCGCTGTAGCCCGGAGGTTAAAAGCCGGCTCAGCCCCCGGCGCAACGATAACAACGTTCACGACCGCACGTTCCGGGCTGGCAACTACCTGAAGATTGGCTGGCCCTCTGTGAACATCATGTCCTCCTCGGATTACAAGTGCGTGGCGCTGACCGACTACGATCGCTTCCCGGAAGATATTGACGGTGAAGGTGATGCGTTTTCGCTGGCTTCAAAACGTACCACCACGTTTATGTCGTCCGGCATGACGCTGGTGGAAAGCTCTCCGGGGCGTGACATCATTGATACCAAATGGCGGCGCTCGTCGCCCCATGAAGCGCCGCCGACTACCGGCGTTCTGGCACTTTACAACCGCGGCGATCGCCGCCGCTGGTACTGGCCGTGTCCGCACTGCGGCGAATATTTCCAGCCGGAAATGCATGCCATGACCGGCTATCGCGAAATCAGCGACACCGTCAAAGCCAGCGAAGCCGCGCATATCTGCTGCCCGGCCTGCAGCGGCAAAGTCACGGCAGATATGAAGCGTACGCTCAACATGAAAGGCGTGTGGCTGCGCGAAGGCCAGCACATTGACCGCGATGGCAATATCACCGGCGAGGCGCGGCGTTCCCGCATCGCATCGTTCTGGATGGAGGGACCCGCAGCGGCGTATCAGACGTGGGCGCAGCTGGTCTACAAACTGCTGACGGCGGAGCAGGACTACGAGGTCACGGGCAGCGAAGAAACCCTCAAGACAGTCATCAATACCGACTGGGGACTTCCGTACCTTCCGCGCTCCGGGCTGAACCAGCGCAAGGGCGAAGCGTTGCAGCAGCGCGCAGAGCCGGTGGAAAAGCGCCGGGTGCCAGCCGGAGTCCAGTTTCTTGTTGCCACGGTTGACGTACAGGGCGGGCGCAACCGCCGTTTTGTTGTTCAGGTCGTGGGTTACGGCGCGCAGGGTGCGCGGTGGATAGTGGACCGCTATAACATTCTTCAGTCCCTGCGCACCAACGCCGACGGCGAAAGTTTTAATATCGATCCGGCCAGCTACCCGGAAGACTGGGAGTTGCTGCGCACGGATGTGCTTGATAAAACATGGGCGATCGAAGGTGAGCCCGGAAAGCGCATGAGCCTGATGGCGATGGCCGTGGACTCCGGCGGTGAAGACGGGGTTACGGATAACGCCTATGAATTCTGGCGGCGCTGTCGCCGGGATGGTCTGCAACGCCGGGTCTGGTTGTTCAAGGGTGACAGCCAGGCGCGCGCAAAACTTATCACCCGAACGTATCCCGATAATACCGGACGCTCCTCCCGCCGGGCAAAGGCGGCAGGTGATGTTCCTCTCTACCTTCTGCAAACCAACGCGCTTAAGGACCGGATCAATAACGCCCTGTGGCGTGATGTTCCCGGGCCGAACTATGTTCATTTCCCCGACTGGCTGGGGGAGTGGTTCTACGACGAACTGACCTATGAGGAGCGTTCCCCCGATGGTAAATGGACGAAGCCCGGTAAGGGCGCTAATGAGGCGTTTGACCTTATGGTTTATGCGCATGCCCTGGTCATTCTTCACGGTTACGAAAAGATTAAGTGGCCTGATGCGCCGGAATGGGCGCGCCGCGACACCTGGCTGGTGGCTGAAGTGGCAAACGAATCACCTGTTGTGGCAGCAGTTGCTAAGCCGGTACCGGCAGTACCTCAACCGAAGACTAAACCATCCCGCGACTCGGTATGGGCACCATCATCATCAGGAGGCTGGGTGTGACGCTTAACGATATTCAGAATATGGTCGACCGCTACACCGAGGCGGAGCTGGCTGTTCTTCAGGGTAAATCCATCACCTTTAACGGCCAGCAGATGACCATGGAAAACCTCAGTGAAATCCGCAAGGGCCGCAAGGAGTGGGAACGCAAACTGGCATCGGCCACTGCCGTCGCCGCCGGGCGTAGCTCCGGCGGGTTTAAGCTGGCGAGGTTTCCGCGATGAGCCTGCTGGATAATGCAATCGGCCTGTTCTCACCGGGCTGGAAAGCAGCGCGGCTGCGTTCCCGGATGGTGATCCAGGCATATGAAGCGGTTATGCCGACGCGCACCCACCGCGCCCGGCGCGAAAACCGCACCGCCAACCAGTTGACCCAGTTCGGTGGGCGCTCCCTGCGCGAGCAGGCGCGCTGGCTGGACTGCAATCACGATCTGGTGATTGGCGTACTCGACAAGCTGGAAGAGCGTATCGTCGGCGCAAAGGGCATCATTGTGGAGCCACAACCGCTGCTGGCAAACGGTCAGCTGGCTGACGCGCTTGCCACACAAATCCGTGCAAAATGGGCGGAATGGTCAGTGTCCCCTGACGTGACAGGGCAGTTTACCCGGCCTGTACTCGAACGCCTGATGGCGCGGACCTGGCTGCGGGACGGCGAAGTCTTTGCCCAGCTGGTAAGCGGCACCGGGAACGGCCTGTCACCGGTGGCGGGCATCCCGTTCTGGCTTGAGGCGCTGGAGCCGGATTTTGTCCCGCTGGAAAAAACTGATACAAGCCAGAAACTCAGCCAGGGCATCTACCTGAACGACTGGGGACGCCCGGTGAAATATCTGGTGTACCGCAACATGCCCGCCGAAGGGATGCTGCTGGGCGACACCAAAGATATCGTCGCTGAAAATATGCTTCACCTGAAGTTCATGCGCCGCCTGCACCAGTTACGCGGTAACTCCCTGCTGGCGGGCGTAATGATGCGCCTGTCTGCGCTGAAGGAATATGAGGACGCCGAACTGACCGCTGCGCGCATCGCTGCCGCACTGGGCATGTTCATCAAAAAAGGGGATGGCCAGTCCTATCCTGAAGACGCTGGCGGTGGGTCACGTGAGCTGAATATTGAGCCCGGCATGCTGTTTGACGATCTGCGTCCCGGCGAGGACATCGGGATGATTAAATCAGACCGGCCAAACCCCAACCTTGAAACATTCCGTAACGGCCAGCTGCGCGCGGTTGCTGCAGGTTCGCGCGGCAGCTTCTCCAGTATCGCGCGGAATTATGACGGTACTTACAGCGCCCAACGGCAGGAGCTGGTGGAGTCCACTGAAGGCTATCTGATCCTCCAGGACGCATTTATTGCCGCGATTACCCGCCCGATGTACCGAGCGTGGTTGAAGATGGCTATCGCTTCCGGGGAAATCGAACTGCCGCGCGGCGTGGATAAGGCATCGCTCTATAACGCTGTCTACTCCGGGCCGGTAATGCCCTGGATCGATCCGGTTAAAGAGGCGACAGCGTGGAAACTGCTGCTGCGCGGCGGCGCGGCCACGGAAAGTGAGTGGGTTCGCGCACGCGGTGCCAATCCGGATGACGTAAAACGTCGCCGTAAAGCAGAGGTTGATGAAAACCGAAAACAGGGGCTGGTGTTCGACACAGACCCGGCAAATGACAAAGGAGACACCAGTGTCCAGGAAACGAAACCGGGTAATGAACCGCCCGAAAGTCAGCGTAAAAAATAGCTGGTTCCGTATGCAGGCCAGCACGGAAAGCGAGGCTGAGATCTACATCTACGATGAAATTGGCTACTGGGGGGTAACGGCAAAACAGTTCGTTGCCAACCTGAAAGCTCTGGGTGATATCACCCACATCAAACTGCACATCAACTCGCCTGGTGGCGATGTCTTCGACGGCATCGCCATTTTTAATGCCCTGAAGTTCCACGGCGCGGCCATCACGGTTTATATCGATGGCCTGGCCGCCTCAATGGCCTCAGTGATCGCCATGGTCGGTAACCCGGTCATCATGCCGGAAAACACGATGATGATGATCCATAAACCATGGGGATTTGCTGGCGGCGATGCGGAGGATATGCGCGACTATGCCGACCTGCTCGACAAAGTCGAAAGCGTTCTTATCCCGGCCTACGCGGCCAAAACCGGCAAATCTCATGATGAGATTGCCGCCATGCTGGAAGACGAAACCTGGCTTACCGGCGAAGAGTGCCTGGCTCAGGGTTTTGCCGACCAGGTGACCCCGTCATTGCAGGCGATGGCCTGTATCCATTCAAAACGTATTGAGGAATTTGAGAAGATGCCAAAAAGCATTCGTAATATGGTCACCCCGCCGCGCAACACCGCCAGCCGTGATCCGCAAAACTCCGCGCAGCCGGATGCACCGCAGAATCCGGTAAACGCAGATACCATCCGTGCCCAGGTGATTGCAGAACAACGTGAGCGGCTCAACGGCATTAATGATCTGTTTGCCATGTTCGGCAATCGCCACCAGGAACTGCAGGCGCAGTGTATTGCCGATCTTGACTGCACCGTTGAGCAGGCCAAAGACAAGCTGCTGGCGGAACTCGGCAAAACAGCGACTCCCTCCAACAAAACCAGCACCACCCACATTTATGCGGGGAACGGGAATATCGTAGGCGACGGCATCCGCCAGGCGCTGATGGCCCGTGCCGGTTACGAAGAATTGTCGCGCGATAACGTTTATAACGGTATGACGCTGCGTGAGTATGCGCGCATGTCCCTGACCGAACGCGGTATCGGTGTGGCGAGTTACAACCCCATGCAGATGGTCGGCTTCGCGCTGACGCACAGCACTTCTGATTTCGGTAATATCCTGCTGGACGTTGCCAACAAGGCGCTGCTACAGGGCTGGGAAGAAGCCGAGGAAACCTTCGAACTCTGGACCAAGAAAGGTAGCCTGAGCGACTTCAAGACCGCGCACCGTGTAGGTATGGGCGGCTTCCCGTCGTTGCGCCAGGTGCGTGAAGGTGCGGAATATAAGTACGTGACCACCGGCGATAAAGGCGAAACCATTGCGCTGGCGACTTACGGGGAAATTTTCTCTATTACCCGCCAGGCCATTATCAACGATGACCTGAACCAGCTCACCGATGTACCGATGAAAATGGGCCGTGCGGCGAAAGCCACCATCGGGGATCTGGTCTACGCGGTGCTGACTGAAAACCCGAAAATGTCTGACAATAAGGCGCTGTTCAGCTCCGATCACAAAAACCTCTCTACCGGCGCTATCGATGTCTCTAACCTCGATAAAGCGCGCCAGCTGATGCGGGTACAGAAAGAAGGGGAACGTTCGCTGAATATCCGCCCGGCTTATGTACTGGTGCCGACTGTACTGGAAACAGTAGCCAGCCAGACCATCAAGTCTGCCAGCGTTAAGGGTGCTGACGTCAATGCCGGTATCGTTAACCCGATCCAGAACTTTGCGCAGATTATTTCAGAAGCGCGCCTGGACGATGCCGATCCGGCTGCATGGTACCTTGCTGCACAGAAAGGCAGCGATACCATCGAGGTTGCCTACCTGAACGGCGTCGATACGCCGTATATCGATCAGCAGGAAGGTTTCACTACCGACGGTGTGGCGACCAAAGTGCGCATCGATGCGGGTGTTGCACCGCTGGATTACCGCGGCCTGGTCAAGTCCTCCGGTAAATAATCCCGTCCGCGCAGTTCCCGTGGCCCGTCAGGGCTTTTTTTGTGTCTGAAATTCGGCTCCGACAGGAGCCGTGGAGACCTTATGAAAAATTATCTTCAGGATGGCAATACCATTGCCATTACCAATGCTGGCGCGACAGCAATTCTGAGCGGTTCGCCGGTAATCGTCGGGGATATTGTTGCCGTGGCGATCGTTGATATCGCGCCTGGTGAAACGGGCGACGGTCGCGCAACGGGCGTCGTGGTATTGCCTAAGCTCGCCGCCGACGATATTGCGCAGGGCAAAGCGGTTTATCTCAAGGACGGAAAAATCCAGCTGGCGTCTACCGGCGCGACGCTGGCCGGTAAAGCCTGGGAGGCCGCTGGCGCGAGCGCAACATCTGTCGCGGTCCGGCTGAATGGCTAACCGTTTCCGGCAAATGGTGGCGCGCATGGACGCCGCCACTGTCCGGCAGATGGGCGATCGGGTGCTGATTAATGGCGCAGAATATGACGCTATTGAAAGTCAGTTCCTGGCTGAAATGGGGCCGCTGGCCGGTGACGGGCTTTCTCTTGTGGTGTTCTCAGATTCACTGAAACCACGCCGGAACGATGTCGTCATCTGGAAAGGAGAAACGTACAAAGTCACCCGCCAGCAGACCTTCAACGGAAAGCCGCAAATCTGGATTGAGTAAGGGGGCAGCATGTCCATTAAAGGGCTGGAGCAGGCCATCGCCAATCTTGAAAGTATCAGTAAAACTGCGGTTCCGCGCGCATCGTCTCAGGCTGTCAACCGCGTGGCCACCCGGGCAGTCAGCCGCAGCACGCGGATCGTATCGGGGCAGACGAAGGTACCCAGAAAACTGGTTAATCAGCGTGCCCGGCTGAAGAAAGCCACGATCCGCA